CTAAAGCTGAGGTGCCAATATATTCTTGACTAGTCTTGATAAGATACTCATGAGAATTGGTTTCTCCAAATTTAGGTATATCAAAAAATAATTGATTATAAAAATCAAAAAATTGATCTACTGATGGGAGAGTTGACCCTGTAATAGCAGTGGCAGGTTGAACAAGTTGAGTAAATGAAGTATCAATTACCTTTTGGTATTGATTTTTATCATATACTTGTTTAGTTAATTTTATTTGTTCAGCCATTATCCATTAATAACCTTAAAGTTATAATTACTATCTATTACTTGTGTAGTTCCTCCTATTGTGGTTTGAATTAAAATCGTATAATATCTTTCAGGTTGTAAACCATTCATGTAAACTGTAAAGTAACTTCCTGAAGCATCAGCACTAATTTTAGTGTAATTAGTATCAAAATCTATTAGGTACTCATTTGTATCTAAATCCTTAATAGCCCAATATGAAGAGCCTGAAGGTAAGTAGTAATTGTTAGTGTAAACTGATGAGGTTTGGAATGTAATAGGGGGGAATTGTGGGCGACAATCTACTCTAAATTGTTGAATACTTTGACTGTAGAAAAATCCATTATTATTCATAATAGATAAGTAAGCCTGAGGTGTTTCTAGTGTAGGTAAAGTAGAGGATCCGGTATTCCAAGATGAATCATCCCACTTAAAATCCAAACACGGAGGATAGATTGTGTGGGTATCCATTGAATAGTACTGAAGCACAGGCTGAACGTTTAGATTCCCATTAAATTCTATTTGGTAATTGCCCGCAGGATCTTCATAAGAGGATGTACCTTCCCACTTTACTATAAATCCATTATTTTCAACTTTTGTGTATGGGGTATATATATTTTGTGAAGCTGAGTACCAAGCTTTAGCAACACCTGTAACATTTACTTTTAAATCCTTATCTGAATGGTAAGTAAAAGTTTGTGTACCTACTAAATTTAAATCTGGTAGGTCAGATCCTGTATACCATGCTCCACCTCCTCTATTGGTTCCTGAGAATGAAGCTGTTGTGTAAGGAGCTAAACTAGAAGTATCACTAGGCCATCTTTTACCATCTTGGATGGTTTGCCATTCCCAACTTACTCCATTAGTAGTTACAGGAATATCTAGATACTTACCAGTACCCATACCCCAAGACCCTGAAATAGGATAAACATATGCTTGGGAATCCATAACTATACCTTGGGCTGTTGCTATAAAACAACGTAAATCTACATCCCAGTTATTGCTACCAGCTTTGTTGAGTATCAAGTCATCTATACTTTCTTGATCAAACTTAATTAAGAATCTAGCTACTTGAGGATTACTATCAACTGCAAAGTTTAGATTAGATATATCTAATATTTCATCTATCCCCGTATTCATTTGGGGGAATAAAGAATATATTGTAGCGTCCTTTTCTGGGAAAATTTTATATACTGCCATTGTCTTATAAATTTACTACTCTACCCTGAATATCAGTTGTAGGATATTTGACTTCAAAAATCATAGGGTCTAATGAAGGGTAGATAACACCATTTATAGTAGCTCCTGTTATATCATAAGCATATTGAGAATATCCTAAAGCAGTTCCTACTTTATTAGAGAATGTTAAATTTTTAACTGTTTGTACTCCTTCAACATTGTCTAGTACTACATAAACATCTCTTAAAATAATAGGTTCATTAATTTGCCAGTTTTTAATAGCAAAGAAATCTTGTAGAGCTAAAATACACTTAGTTAATACTTCATTTGAATTAAAATTAGGAAGTACTATGATATCAAAGTTAACCCCAATATTAACAACAAATGCATCTTTAATTGATATAGAATCATTTACCATTCTATATTGAGAAAGATAAGTAGATAAATTTTGTTTAAGAGCTAAAGATGCTGTAGTTAACTTAGAGTCATTATCAAAAGAAAGAATATATAAATCAAGTATAGAAGCCGCAGCTCCTGATTGTACTGATTGAGCTTTAGTAGGTTCAATATAGGCTTTAGAGATAACTCCGTATCTAGCAGGTAAAGAAAGTGCTCTTACTAAATAATCATCTTGTGTTACATTACGTAGCTGGGTTGCAAAATTGGCTGAAGCATTTTGTCTAATTTCCTCAGTTGTATCTCCATCCCCACCTCCATCAGCAGCTGCTGGGTTGTTAACTGCTAAAGTTCCAAATATATAATTTGCAGTGACTTCAGTTAGATTAGTATTTAAAAATTGAATATTTCCACTTGATACTTGGTTTATTGTATTAGCAGGCACGTTTGCACCAACCCCACCACCTGTTAAATATCTCACTGTTAAAGTGGTATTTGACGGGGCTATACCATAAGTTTTGGTAAATACAAAGTTAGATGGAGAAAAAGCAGTAGTAAGTTTATCTTTTTCAAAGGGCAAACCTAAACCAACGTTATCAGGATTTGGTAAAATTTCTTCATCAGTATCTGCTGAAGTTCCTGCACCAAATTGTAATTGAAGAGTAGTACTATTTAAAAAACGAGTTACAAATCTTCTTTGTACTCCTTTTAATTGTAAAAGATAGGGTGTATCACCTTGATATTGTGATAAGTTAGGATCGTTTACATTAGTGTTTTTGATAGAATCAAATACTGTATCTTGAGCCAAATAATCTACTTCATACCAAATGTTATTATCACTATCTACTATATCCAAGATACCTACAATATTAGGCGAAGAAATTTCAACAGTTGAAAACTGTTCAGGAGTTGTAAAAGTAAAAGATGTAGTATTAATATTAGAAGAAATAGCTTTTCTAGCTTTCTTTAATAAAAAGAAATTTACTACATTTCCTGTAGTTTGATATACAGTTACTTCAGTAGGGTCTCCTGAAGAGGAAACACTAAAATCGATAGGATCCTGAATCAAAAATGATACACTTCCAGAAGCTGAGGATAATACTGTGGTATTTTCAGGAACATATAAAGCGTATGAAAAATCTGGAAGGTAACCACTACTACCAGATACCGCAGGAACCTGTTGGTAAAAATCAACATCAACAGTAGCTACTTGAGTTACATTTGGTTTGTAACCAAACATATAGGCCAACTCATATAAATTGTTTGTTTGTCTAGCATACTGTAAGTATGTCTCTTGGATTTGGTTGTCTAAATAAAAAGACATAATATCACCTACATAAGCAGCCATTTCCATAAACATCATACCTGGTGATGAAGGAGAGAAGTCGTTGTAGGTTGTAGGGAAATAAGTACGAGCGTAGTTAATTAAACTCGCTCTTAACTCGGTAAAATCCTTGTTTATATATTGTATATTACGTCTTACGGCCATTAGTTAAATGCTATTTGAATTTCGTCTGATATAGCAGTATCTATAACATTGTAAGTTATAGACACAGTTATAGTGTTATAGTCGGGGTCTTGGAGAACTTCTAGATTAGAAACGCGTACATTAGGAAAAAATGTATTTAGTTTGCTTTGTACATCTTCCTGTAAACTTTCCAAAGTATTAGAAGTAATTTGTTCAAAGATAAAACTTCTTAAACCACCACCAAATGTAGGATTAAGATATCTTTCACCAGGCTCAGTCAAAAAAAATTCTATTAAATTGTTTCTAATAGCATCTTTAGTAGTATAAGTTGAAGAAAAAACTCCTGGAGCATTAAAAGGTAAAGCAACCCCAACAGCCGTTCCGGGCTTAGTATCAATTGGGAATATCTTTTGTGCTCCGAATGCCATTTTATTTCTTACCCATTAATCCCATAATCATATCTAAACCTACATTACCATCTGGTAATTTACTTCCATCTCCTGTAGTATTCATACCTGGGGCTACTTGTAACGTATTAGCAGTTATACCCATTCCTCTAGCATCCATTGAGTTAAATGAAAGAGTATCTTGTCCTCTTCTCATATCACCCATAATACTTTCCATCATAGCTCTCTTTTCAGCTGCTGATGTAGCACTTGGTTGAGCTGGGAGTGGGGTACCTGTAGTTACTGTTCCATAACCACCTACTCCAACTGGAGTTTCAATGATTGGCGCTTTAGGAGCACGAACTGCTTCCAAAAGGATATCTTTTAATTCCTCTTGGATAGCTTCTCTAACTGCTTCTTTGATAAATGATTTTAATTCACTTGGTTTCATCTGTTATAAATATTGAATTTAGTAAGCTTTTAAATTATCTCTGTCAATTATTAGCTTAAGTTCATCGATTAATGTTTGGTTGTTTGTTGTAAAAGAGAGCTCAGTCTCTAGTAAAGGAATACCTGATTGATTAAATGCAATAGCTTTTCTACGAGTTACAGTAGGACTAAAAGGTACTTCCTCTATCTGAAATATAAATCCCTTATAAGACCCATCATTAACATCTGCTTGTGTTTGATTGTTAGCGGTTTGAGTTATGATATCCGATACATTATCTAATGATACATTAGAATCACAAGCTAAAATTAAAGTATCTAAGGAATTAAGTAAAGTAAGTATATTCTGGATAACTTTAGAAAATAAAGCTATAGGAATTACTAAACTATCTATTCTATCTTTTTGTTGTTGGAGTTTTGAATTACCTAGATTATCAAAAGTTATTCTGTCAGTAGCATCCCCTAAATCATTTATGGCGGATACAGCAGCACCTGGAATTGCAGGGATTAATTTAGCAGCTTGATTTAGACCGGTTCTAACATTTCTTAAATTAGAAACTGCAAAAATTAATACGTCCAAAAAACTAGAAACCCCAGTATAAGTAGAAGTAATTACATCTAATGTTCTTCCTACAGAATTTAATTTTCCTACAATATTATTTCGTTTTTCTACAATAGATTGTAATATAGTAGGCTCAGGACATGCTCCGGGAGTGAATTGAGAAGTAAGACTAGTTATAGAACTTGGGAGTTGGGATTCTAACTCAGTTCCTTTTTGTACAAGAATCTGTCCTAGTTTTTGTAAGCCCTTTACCTTTCTATCCTCAGGAATAGCATCTAGTATAGTATTAATATCAATCCCAGCCATTACAGTGTTTTACTTACTTGTGATTTAGTTGTAGTTTGTAATTGAGTTCTTATGGCAACTAATTGGGGAACTAACTGAGTGGCGGCAGCTGCTACTGCTGGTCCTCCTGTTGGGGTAACAGTTTGAAGGGCTATGGTTAAAGCTTGTAATTGATTAACTAAATCAACTAAAATATTGATAGTAGTATCTCCCTTAAGTACGGGTTCAGTTGCTTCTTTCCCACCTAATAACACGTTATTAGATTGAATCACGGATTGGGGTGCATCTACATTGAATCCGCTTATAGCATTGATATTTACCGTTTTTTTAGACGATAATAATATGTGATCCTCAGTAGAATTAAGTATTAATCGACCCGAGCTTAAAATAAGTTGTCTCCCAGCGTATTCGTTAGGTTTAGTAGGAGGATTAGAAGTATAACTAGAATAAGATGTACTAGCTGCTTCTAAAGGAATTTTCTGAGTAGAAGTAAAATATATAGAAGATTCATCATTATTAATATCTTCTACAGTAGGGATCCATCCTTCATCTGTTTGGTTACCTTGCCCATTACGAATTATAGTAATGGGATCACCATTTTCTCCTGTTGAAGACCAAGTATTAGGGGTGTTTTTAACAGTAGATCCAAAACGAATTGAATTCCCCCATCTACCCTCTACAATCTTATCACCTTCAAATGGTAAAAGAGGATGTATATTAGATCTCTCTTTAAAAGTAACCCCTAAAAATATCTCAGTAGACTGATCAGTTACTCTTCTTACACTCCCGGCTTCAGTTTGAATATAATCTTTTTGTTGAGTTGGAGGTAGAGTATTTGAATTTTGTGGGTAAGCATTGTGGTGAGGGTGATTCCATATACCTACAGTATTAATATAATAGTTGTTGGTAGTTCCCGTAAACTCCCCAATACCAGTGTTAGGTAAAGCTAAAATATAAACTATTTCGTTTACTAAAGGAAAATTCTTAAATGAAGGATCTATAGGACGAGCTGTTGGGTATAGTTGGTTTGGTGGAGTTGGTGATTGAACTAAATCATACTCAACAGTTCCTAAACCATTCCATTCACCTAATTCTCTAAATCGTGGGTGGGTTTCATCTAAAACAATACTAATTATTCTACCTGAAACTAGTATGTTATCAAGTCCTAAACTAGTAAAGGTATTAAAGCTATTTTGTTTAGAATTATTAGCTACATTGTTAATAGCTATTAAACCACGACTACCCGCCATTATTATTCAGATTTAAACTTGCTTATCTCATCAAGTAATTGTTGTTTTTCCTCATCTGAAATACCTAATGCGCTTTCTCCACCTTCACTGTTCATAGCACGTTGTGCTAAAGCGGCCATTTTAATTAAAAGATCATCATTTTTAACTCCTATTTCCATATATTCTTTAATCAAGGGAACAATAAGAGTAGCATCACCAATTTCTTCAATCATAGGTTGAAGTTCCTTGATGAGAGCAGTTACCTGCTTATCCTTTCTTTGTTGGTTATTGTAAATTTCCTCTAGAAGATCTGAGAATTTTTTCTTACCAAATACTATTTTATCAAACTGGCTCATAGTTATAAATACTAAGTTATTTAAAATCTACATAACCGTGCTCTAGATAATATATATAGTTGCGTTTGAATATATCGTATAGTTGATTTGCTATTTTAGTAATTTTAGGTGTTTTAGCATCAACCTGTTCGCGAATATAAATGTATAGAGCTTTCTTGTTAAATATATCTATGTCTTCTCTTTTACGGAATAACTCTAAAATTGCATCAGCTATTTGAGCATCTTCATCTTTAGCAAACAATTCAAAGATATTTTCGGTACAATATTCTGTGTATAAGTCTATAAATATAGAAAGTTTATCTTGGTGGGGGTCGCTTGCTGTATTCTCGTCTATAACGTATGAATGGCGCTCGTCTTCCTCTACTCCTTCTACTGGGGCTTTATCGATTCTACGCTTATAGTTTCGCGTATTAGATATAATTAGGTAACGCTTTGCAATTGTACCAAAGTAAGAGTATGCTTTAGATCCTTTAGTTTGATCATACAAATGCATTTTGGAGAGAAGGAAAGTAATTACCTCGTGTTGAAGATCCTCAATATTCTCTACCTCAGTATAATAAAATTTAAAAGTATGGATAATATTCTCAGTAAGTTTAAAGAAAGCATAGTGAATATATCTGTGATAAATTCTTTCTTTCTCTAAAGGATTAGTTGATTTATTATACCTTACAATCGCATCTTCTGTCTCTTGAGTAAAGTATTGTACACCTTTTTTCTTTTTTGGGATTACTTCTTCACTCATAATTTTACGTTATAGGGTCTTAGCATATCATTTAACATTTTAAGTCGATCAAAGAAAAAACCCACTTCATCATCACTTTTAAAAGTACCTTTAGCATCAATTTCATCAATGCGCTTAGTCATAAATTCAACAGTGCTACCTAAACCATTAATATATTCTTGATAAGAAATAATAGCGTCTTGTCTTTTGTTTAATTCGTCTTCGTATCGTTCAACCTTGCGTAGAAGGTTAAAGGTCGTGAATCCCATGACCACGACCAATAGTGATAAAATAGATATAATATAGATCATAGATTATCTAATAGATTTTTTAATCCTTCACTTCTGACGGAACTAAGTGCCTTTTGCTTTGCAGCAGCCGGAGCGGGCTTCTTAGTTTCTATTTTAAAGTTATTTTTAGCAGGAACTTCACCTTTTAATTTAGGTAACCACTCACGCTCAAATTCAATACGAGCTGCCATCATATCACCAAAGTGGAGAACGAATGGAAGGCAAGTACGTGGTTTTTGTTCTGGCATGTAAGTCATCAAATATTTCTTATTTGCCTCATCGTACAAACCATCGTGTGTTTGAATCGCGAGCATTTCGTTAAACGTATACTGGATACCATGTGATTGGAGCATGAACAAACCACGGTCTGGAACCGAAGCAAATGGAAGTTTAGTGTTGAACATATAGTCCTCTCCTAGCTTATCTTTACGCCATTGATCAGTTTGTGGGATATATGATTCGTGTTGCTCATCTCCCATTTTACCTAGATCGTGATTAAGAGCAGCAAACACTAGCTCTTCAATAGTATAACCAGATATATCAGCTCCTTCTTCAGACCACAATTGATGTTGTTTTAGAGCACAACGTACAACACGAATTACGTGTTCCACATAACCCCCAGGGAAAGCATTATGATATTCTTTTTTATGAGCCGCAGGCATAAGCATAATACGCTCAGCATACTGATTATAAAATTCTAATAATTTTTCTTTACGAGGTGAAGATATATGTTCTTCAATAATACCTAAAAATTCTTTCCAATTGTCTTGGATTTGTTCTGCTGTAAGATTCATAACTTTAATTTAAAATTAACCTTGACGTTGGATCATAGTTTTAAGATCTTCAATCACTTCTTCGGCATCAGCAATAAGTTGATGGTATTGATCTGTAGTAGTTGTTGGGCGAGTAATCATAACTTTCATAGTTGTCAACTTACCATTGAGTTTTTCTAGTTTTTGTACTGCCAAGTCTGGGTTTCGCATAATCGAATTTTTTTAGTTATATAATAATATAATGATAGAGTGATATAGAATCACGCTTTATCCAATATTTTTTTTATAGTATCTTGGATTTTTTTAATATGAGCACATTTTTCGTATTCCTCTTTATTTTCAAAAAAACGAAGTGCCATTTCAGTTGTGTAAAGTAGATCTTCATCTGCAAATGTAAATAGGGCATCTACATCTACTC